CTTTATCCTTTGTATCGCATATTCCAAGAAGTGCGTCTGGCTCCCCTAACGGTAGCGCAAGGTATCGCCTTAATTCATCTTCATGATATAAAAGGCCTTCACGCTCAATCGGCTGGCTTTTATATAGACACTTATAAGAAATGTCATCCATAGCCAATGCCTGATCATTGAAGAAAGCAACTGAAAAGCCATTATATTCATAGTCAAAGTTTGATTTCTCGGTAACTGGATCAATATCTGGAACCTCAATAAATCTTACCCTGTCACTCTTGTTATACAAATTCTTTATTCTGCCAATGACATCATGGACTGACCACCTTGTTGCAATATGTATTTCTTTACACCCGTCCATCTTCCTCTGCTTACCATCAACACTGTACAGGGACCAAAGTTTATCCAACCGAATCTTATTTAAAGCTTCTTCAATTCCACCTATAAGATCATCACAATACAGGTACCGGTTACACCTAACTTTACCGGCATTCTTTGAACCGATAGAGGTACACTGAATATTAGGAAAAGGCTTGTACTTATTGAAATTAATTGTTTCTGTCTTAGCATTTGTGCTTTGAAGTATGACATCTGGAAATATTTCACTCCAGGTATATTCATCTGAATTTGTTGTGATATCATATATACCATCATAAAACATTCTAGTAATATCACCACTATGAGAATAAAATAAACTGAAATCATCTGGGTGCTTACCAATTACCCATGAAGCAAAAAACTTCTCCAAGGTCGTTTTCTGCGTCCCAGGGGGCATTGATATGCTTAAAATATCCAGTCTATCATCTTCCAGGTCCTGCATAGCCTGAATTAAGCCGTGTTTGTTCAGTTGCTCACGTTTCGGTAAATAAAATCGGTCCTTTGCTTCTCGGTTCTTTTCTAGATAGGTAAGATATGATTCAAATAAATATGGAGCTTCAAAATGCAAGGTCTTCCAGTACAGATCGTCCCACCGTATATCCATAGTATGGACAAACCTTGTGACAGCCCATTTTTTTATAAACCCGGAATAGGTCATGATGAAATCCCGGTCTTCAACTGACAAATCCGTATTATCTTGCATTGTATATTGGAGTTCTGATAACAGAATGTTTAGAATGTCGTAAGATGGCGGCGTTTCAATCTGCCGCTTTAATTTTTTGATTATTTCCCGGTGTTTCTGAAAATCCATGGAAAAAGAGCCTCCTTCCTCTGTCAATAGCAAAGGTCCGAAGGCTCATAAAAGGCTCATTTTGAATCAGACACATATTCATTTATATTTATTAATAATTTCCATATCATCAGAATCGAATTCAAAATAAAATTCTTGCTTTCTTTTATAAATCAATTTCCTTATCTTTTTATAATGACCAAACTCCATACACACAATCCCAACAAAAAGTATCGCCAATAATAAACATCCTGTGGCTATCGTGAAAAGATATATTAGTTCGAGTTCAATTAGTGAATTTACAAGATATACCAATGTCGTAAACAAACCAAACGTCAACCTAATCATCATAATATTATAATTCCAATATAAATCATAATAATCACTATTAAATAAATGTTGTTTATTATTTTTTGTATGAGATAATACCAATTTGTTATATTCTATCTTACTTTCAAAAAAATGACCTAGAAGTACATCAACAACCAAAAATGATAGAATAATACTTAAGTAATTGTTTGTAAAGGAATAAATAAAACAGCCAAATACTAAAATGCTAACAAAATAGCCAATAATATAATAACAGTTATCGACCAACAAACTTTTAATCTTATTAATCATACTGTGTATCTCCTCTTCTTTTGTATTTAAATAATTTTACTTTCTTTTAGAGTATAAATCAAGTTTAAGGAAGAATATATACGTAATTACCTTAAGCACTATATATTTATCATAAATTCTTTTTTACATTTATTGTTTCTACACTTAAACAATAATTCAAATATTTTCGTTTTGGGCATGATCTTTACTGCCTTTTTGCCGCACCATGGGCAAACCGCCCAACGACTTTCATCTGGTAACATTTTTATATCCGCCTGCCCGCCAAATCCATCTTCCGGGGAATTCATGATACGGCTAAACGAATCACGCTCTATGGCCTCAATTACTTTACTAATGCTCATTATTCACCTTACCTTTCAAATTCTCCACAATATTATTACACCGCCCCTCATTTTGGCACCGAATATTATTCATTACTTTAGAAGAAGAATCCCCAAGCAGGGTACAATCCTCTATATCGACCTCCGGCTCGAAATCCGGGCAGTAAGTGCAGAAGTTATGTAAGCATAACTGGAACCCATCCATAATCCACCTCGTTTTTGCAATAAAAAACCAACCATCAAATATTAATGGTTGGCAAACAACTTATTTTAGCTCTGCTTTATCTTTCAAGTACGTTCTAATAACTGTTTTTAAAACATTATATTGTTCAACTACCTTTTTCATTTCTTCATTCATTTCATAATTAAGTAAATCTTTTTTCTTCGCCCTATCTAAAGCGGCAAAACATTCTTTTAAATATGTTTCAAGTGATGCATGTATATCTTCCTCCATAAAAAATGTATACAGATTCCATACCTCGCGAAGCTTGTCTAAATTTATTTTAGCATAATATTCTATCATTTCTAAAGTTTCTGCATCCATAACTTGAGTTTTAGCATTCACTATATATGACAATATAGATTCCTTTACATCATTTACAAACGGAGAAATTTTCTTGTATATATCAACTTCTTCATCGAAAAGCAATTTATTTTTATGAGAAACCTGTTCATTAAGAGCTTTGGATTTTTCTATTTCTGATGATAATTCATGTTTTAATTTCTCTATTTCCTGTTTATACTGATAAGTTTTCTTTTCCATGAAATAGTCAACTGAAAACTTACATATTAATCCCACCACAGCGGTAAAACCTCCAAGTTTGGCAACTAATCCGGTAATATCATTAATAAAACTATTAGTCTTTGTAATATTAGAAGCCGAATCCATATTAATTAAAAATAAAAACATCAAGATAATCAAAATAATAAATTCAATTGTATTTTTAACAACCCAATCTTTCATTCTTTTCATCATCTTCCCCCTTAGTATAAGTAAAGTATATCACACCAACCATCAATATTCAATTTCCAATGTGCAAAATGTACCTTCTGGGATTCGAACCCAGGACCGCCCGGTTATGAGCCGGGTGCGCTGACCGCTGTGCTAAAGGTACAGTGTGTAGTTGCCCCCTGATTGTCCAAAAGGCAACCGATGTTTTTCAGACATCTGCTCTTTCTCTTCTAAGCGAGCGTATACACATTACATTCTGTTACATGACCAATATGTCACAGAAATGGGAAGTATAGGTTCCGACCCTATCTCTCCTGCTCTTCAGGCAGGCGCTTTCACCAGATTAGCTTACTTCCCAGCTGTTATTTTCCCTGTTCTCGCACATGGAAAAACCTACTACCCAAAAGCAAAACGCCTGTTTCACTACCGTTTATCACAGAGTCGTTTGGAAACAAGAAAACGTCAACACATCTCGCGAGGGGATTATCGGATTCGAACCGATGTACATAGGTTAACAGCCTATTGCTATGCCATCTCAGCTAAATCCCCATACTTGGCAGTCTTTTCAGCAACTTACTGCCATAATTGAGTTGCTATTGGCCAACGGAAGAATAATTTTTATTACTAGGCACTTGATGTTGTTTGGTATACAAAATATTATTCATTATTTACAGTTACACATCTTCCGCCTTTGGCACCATCTATACTGGGTGCCTCGACCTGTCTGATTCATAGGACAACACATACCCCTGTGAAGTCTGACGAGGTCGCTCCTTTATGAATTGCACCCATTCTGCGACGAAGAACGGGACAATTTCGAAATATGTAAAAATCATTTTCTTCCCCATTTTTTGTAATATAAATATGTTGCAAGTGGCAATATGACTAAGTTAAAAATCAAAAACAGTAAAATGAGTCTATCATTATGTAACATTCATTATCACTCCAGCCATCTGTTATCTAAGTAAAGGAATACGAATACGAAAGCACCAGTTAAAACAATCCAGAATATCCAAAACAGCCATAATCCAATTCCAGAAGTCTTTCGATTCAACGCTTCTTCAATATTCATATTTTCAAAGAATTCCGTATTGTCTGCTATGGTGCCATCTTTCAGAAATGTATATATGGATCCAGTATGTTCTTTCGGACAACCATAATATTTATATCTGATCTTGCTTGATTCTTTAATGGTTTCTATGTAATCCCCACTGGGAACAACTACTTTCTTATATGGAAATTCAATTTCTAAAAACCGTATGTTGTTCGAATGCATATTTTCTGATCCGATCTTATCCCATGTCCAGTATGTCTCAGTTGTTGTCCATGAAGTTTTCCCATTCGAATGATGAACTGTTCTTGTGTGCCTTGTATATCTCTCTTTCACCTTTTCCACATACAGGTATGCTCCACCAAGTTCAGGATATGTCACCGGATCAACTGCTTGAAGATTGCCATACACAAAGGCATTTCCAAGACTAGTGTCCATGCCATACCGGAACATATCCGACTCAGTAATATGTATCGCCTTGTTGTATTTAGCGTTCTTGTCCATTTGGTGAGCTTCTATTTTCCCAGCTATCACAAATCCAATCAGGAACATAACCGCAATAATGGTAATGCTGGCAATGATTTCTCTCAATGTGATTTCAAAATCCCCAAGATCCCATGACCTTTTCATATCATGCCCTCTTTATTTATTAAACAAATTCTGCGGAGCGTCTACCGGAGCATTGTAATCAAGTCGCTGGTAATTCTGACGCTCATAACCACACCATTCAAGATAAACTCTAGCCGGGAAACCTTTAACATAACGGTTATATGTACCCACCTGCCGGTTATAATTTTCCCGGTACTGTGCCATCAGATTTTCAGTTGTGGCCAATTCGGTCATGAGTTGCTTATAATTCTCGTTACTCTTTAATTCCGGATAAGCTTCAGATACAGCCGTAATTGCCGTTGTTACATTCTCAATATCTCCAGTACTACCTCGGCCCTCTACAATAGCCGTCAGCGTTTCTGCCTCATGCTTGTCATACTGCTTCACACAATCCGCAAGATTATAAACCAGATCCACTCTGCGCTTTTCCTGAACCTTGATATCGGACTGTGCCGTCTGAATAGATTCTTCCAAGTTGATTGCCTTATTCTGGCTTCCCTGGATTCCGAACACACACATCAGAATCACAGCAAAGACCGCAGCTACTCCAATTACGAAAACTTTCCAATTCTTCATTTCCCATATCCCCCTAACAATTATTCCGGCAGTGGTATGCACCACCTATCATCAAGTTAATTTCTTTTTCAGTGAAACCGCACTTATCCAGCCTGCGGACCGCCTTATATCTTTTCTTTGGCGGCATATCTCGGTATTCTTTACGAATCATCTGTACGCTTTTGAGGATTCTATCTGCAAGCTTCAGCAACACATTGTTTACAACCACAAACACATCTTTTAGGGCTTCACTGGCCTTTAGGATAGACCTCTTGAAATCAATTACCAGTATCCCTGTATAAACTACTTCCTGTTTCTGCTGTTCCGTGAGGCAAATCATATCGGCCACCTCCATATCGGCACTAAAGCCAAAACATACATAACAGTCATAATGCCAAAACCTATTATTGTTGCCTTATCTCTTTTCCAGATCAGACCCCGGGAAAACCAAAGAATGAAAATAACCATTAATACATTCCAGACTGTTACAATCCATTTCAATACTTCCATATCCCTTACCCCCTATCTCACATCTGCCAAATCAAATACGATACCCTGGCAATACGACTGCCCGTCCTCATAAATCATGAAGGTTTCATGGGGGATGTCCGTTTTATATGTCCAGGTAATGACATTCCCATTTTCATCTATTGCGGACTTATCGCACCAGAAAGCTTCAATCTTATTTGTAGCATAACCATCACTACCAAATGCACCCTGACGGTCAAAATATATCACGCCCCCCTCAAAACAACCTTGTTCATCATATATAGCTCCGTCAAACTCCATCAAGTCATCAGAAGCACCACTGACGATAACTAATCCCGAAGCCTTCGCTGCCTGACGAACGTCCAGAAATGGCTCATAGCCATATTTCCGGCCATTAATAAGCTTTGCGAATTCTTTCTTGTCCATGAGAAGCCCCTTTCTCAATACTTATACTTTTCCATTTTCTCCGTAATCTCATCAATGTCCTGATAATCAAGATTTGTTATTTTCCTCAAATCTCCAGAGTACATATTGCGGAGTTGGCTCACCGTATTTATGCCAGCACGTTTCAGGCAGTTATATATCCTAACTGCAAGGTCCAGATTGTCAATGCTATCTCGGTCCGGTTCAATGCCAATGATACGGTTTGCCAATTCCTCGGCCATCTTGTCATAAGGGACTGAACCATCGGATTCACATAGATATCCAAAGATAGAAGCAACAAAAGCATTATACCAGTCACTTTTCTGCATAAATTCAGTCCGCAATATTTCTGCTGCTATCTGGAGTGATTTATTGTCACTCTTAATCTCTGCATTGTTCAGTAATATAGCTGCAGATGGCACCAACGGAGCATAAAGAGTTAAATTTGGATAACAACCAGCTTCTATCCTCAAATTAACTCCAGATAAAAGGGCACTTATATCCGTTCCGTTCATAAGAACAGTCGTTTTGTTTTTATCATTTTTGATTTCCACTTCTGACATTTCATAACCTCCCTAATTTCAAAAAAACAGTTACAGGCTGCTTTACGCCCAGGCGTCGCCACCTGATTGACCACATTTAATCCGATTTCCCATGCATACCTGAACAAGTAGATTCGTTTGATTTAATATAAATACTGCCTATCGGCACTGCATTGCGTGGAGAAATAAAAGAGTGCCCAATATTACCCTCGGGAAACTCGAATGAATTTATAAATGCCTGCGAAGCCTCTAAGTTTTCAAAGTCATATCTCTCACAATCAAAATCAAGCCATGTCGGAGAACCAAATATCCAACCGTCAGTACCAATATGAAATTTACCACCTATCATGGAGTTATGTTTTACGCCCTCCCATGGCTTCTTTTCGCAGACCGAATATTCCCATTCATCAAACAATTTTCGTGCCATAACAAAATAGTTTTCTGATACAGCAATTACCTTTAACGGTTTCTTCCAATCGTTGACCTTTACTAAATCACCTGGTTTCACGGAATCTAAAACTTCTTTTGTTATGTTTAAAAAAATCTTATATTCTTTCATTAATGGATCTCCTTAAATAGCAATTTAGCTACGCATAAATCCTCTGGAGATCACGATGGACGGTACTATACGAAGGCAGCAATTGATTCTCGTCAGAGATTGGTTTGTAGCGGATACACTGGAAATGGAGCTGGCATTCGCGATATAACCGTACCCGGTTTGACAGCAATATATTTTGGAGCAATCGGAACTGGTAGGGGTAACGTTTTATATGGTCTTGATGGGGGCGCGGGTAACGTTATTACCGTTGCCGCAGACCAAAATCTAGCGAATCGCAGTTATTTTTATGTAGCATTTGGAGTTTAAATGATCATTTATGCCTTCGGGATAATGCCATTAATTATAAGTTCTGTTGTATTGTTTACTGTTCCAGTATGTAATCTATAAAACATCTGGTTATTATTACTTGCATATGTAATTCCGCTCGCACTTAAACCAGCAGTAATTGGAAGTACACAAGTTGCTAATTGTTTCGGAAAAGTCAGCATCGGGGTATCGGTAGTGGGAGTTCCCGTTGGGAGAATAGTTATTGCAATGGCATAGTAATTTGGATGTTCAATCACCATTTGCCGTGTGATATGAAATACTCCAATATCAGATAAAGTAATTTGCTTTCCCAAATCGTTTTTGTCAGCTTTCAAAGCTAAATTGCTATTTACATTGCCTTCTTACCGAAAATCTTTTTCCCATTCAACTTCAATCCTTAAGAATCTTATTCCTGTTTTCTTTCCAGAGTAACCATGTGATATAGCACTCAACACATAACCAATACTTAATCCAGACCAGTCTACCAGTTCTCTTGACGTATCTGCCACATAAAGCGGCAGCTCATATTCATTGGTTTCTACTGCCATGTACAATTTTTTCTTCATAGCATACAACCCTTATTTATTTTTTGAGGAAAATCGAAATCCATCTTCTGGACTGAACCCGATTTATTAAAGCCACAGTATCTCCATCTTTTTCAATCTCAACATTGCAGTTATACCGAAGAATCGTCCGCCGAAACTTTCTGGCCAGTTCTTTATCTAGCAGATTATAAATCATGTACAGATTCCCGGCCTTATCAATTATAGGCTTCTTGCCCTCATGAATTTCGCTTTTCTGACACGGGATAACTGCTCCCCTTGTATGCCTGCCAAAGTAGAAAAACAACCAGCCGGCTAATGGCCACTTTCCATTTAGGTAATACGGATTATATTTGGGAATCCACCAGGGATCCTTAAAAGAAAATTGAAAGAACCATTCATAGCATTCTTGGGTCTTGAAATTCGCAAATGCAAACAAGAAAGTTCCTCTATGTCTTTTGGCAAACAATAATTTACGATTGAACATTTATATATCCTCCCGGAAAGAAGCTTTTTTGTTTTTGAAATTTTTTTCAAATATCTTTGCCTAAGAAACGATTTCCACAGGACATCTCACTAGCAATCCAATATCAGTTTTAATGAATTCCATAGAGATCTTTATCTCTCAGCTTTCTGAAATAAAATGCTGACCCGATATCACGGTATTCTTTTAATTCTGCCAGCCACTTTGATAACTGTTCATGATCTTTTCCGCATTGATTGCAACTGTTTTCTATAGTTTTTTCTCTACAGTATTGAATTGCTTTATCAATGTCCACGTTATTCTCCTGCTCTGAAACAATGGACAATACCTTTTTCCTTGCAACCTCTGAATCTAATCTCACCCATTTTCTATCTTCCATTACGGCCAGGGCTTCTACCCAATCAAGGCCGCCACGTTCCGCTAGTCTTTTAAGAGTCTGACCATGGTTTGACAATGCCTGTTTCTCATGTGGAGTAATGGCTTTCCATGGTATGGTAAACTTTGTTCCAAGAATAGGAAACTCCATTTAAACATCTCCTTTGCTATAAACCAAACTCGATTGAACATATATGTATTTTCTCTCTTGGTAAGACTCTCTTGGCAAATGCCCTGACTTTGGCAGAAAGCTTTTTTATTTTTTTCGGAACTTGGACGGCTAACTGGCCCCTAAACTGCTTCCCTATAGACCCCCTCCCGGGTGCCTTTCGGCTGCCTAAACGCTGCGTCTGTCACAGAACATAATATTGCACAAAATGAGCCTATCATTTACAGCATATTTCACAAGGCGATGCAATTAATCTACTACCAGTGTTTCAACTATTCGTTAAATTACCGTTTAACGCAGTCTTGCACCTTAATATTGCACAAAATCGTTGTTGATTTCTATGCATGTTGTATATGTAATATTAAGTATTGTCTTTTGTGTGGGTAAATATAGATATTGTCAGAATATTTGATATGTTAATCTGGTAGTTCGTCAGCTGATCCCGGCAGATGGTCCATCGTTTTCGCCCTGGCTTCTATTTCTTCACGGCTCACTGATATACGTGCTGCTCCGTCTGCTCCTCTTGGCTGTCCCATGTTCCAACCATAATGCCGGTTGAGTGCCGGTAGAATTTTCATGGGATTTGAACCGCCGGAAATCAATTTATTGCTCAAACTTTCTTCTCTTTCGGAGTTAAGTTTTTTGTATATCTCGGAAGCACCAGAGCCGACTTGTGTCTCATTATTGCCCCAAGAATAGAAAGTATCTTGGTTAATACCAGTAAGCTTAGAGAAACCTATAATACTAATCTCCTTGTCATACTCATAACAGAGAGTTATGTATACATCACATATATTACTAATAAGCTCTATGTTATAAGCATTACTTACTCTGGTATCTATTACTAATTTATCTTTATTAATTCCAAATAAAGCTTTATTAATATATATAAGAGCGGCATTCCAACGGCTCTGGGGTTCCTTACGCATGTCCTGGATTTTACGATCATCTATGTATTCTTGTAAGTGTAGAGATATCTCATTTTCAAAGACATCTACTGTATTCCCATCAGTATCAGCTACAGAAGTGTAATTAATATTATCTGACATAGTATTTATATCTCCTTCCTGGCCTTATACAGGTGTCATACAGATACATATAAAGGCTTTATATATTTATTATCTGGGTAGATACCACAGATTTGTTAATCTTTAATTACCTGATCTGATAGAGCAAATGTTATCCGGTTATCTGAATCAGGAATAACTTGATTTAGCAGTTCTAAGCATTCATTCCGCTGCTCTTGATCAGTACATTTCCCTGTCTCGCAGAAACGGCAACTTTCCCGACTGCATTTATCACTTATTCTTTGCATCTACCCAACTCCTCAATTTTTGATTCGTTCTGATTTTGTTCTAATTGTGCTATGACTAGTAGATTTAAAATCCATTCAGGCGTTCAAATTAGCCCACTGCGCCGTTTTCAATCTCTCCCTTGAACATTTTCTCGTCTGCATTCTTAAAATTGATTTGCGGGCAAATAAAAAAGTCCTCGCGCTATACGGAGTGAATACCGTACAACACAAGGACTTGAAGTCATTGGTTCTTTCCCGCCTATTACGGGGTCATTGTATATGGTCAAGGCCAACCAGGCTAGCACATACACGCTTTTATATTTAATTGTCTACACTTTAGCAGATATTTAATTATCTGTCAATATCTGGATATCGTTTTTCTATCTATCCCCTATATATTATTATATTTACTTCAGGGGGAACAGGGTATCTCGCTTATCCAGATTATCAAAGTATCAAATTCACCCCATTGATGTGGCCATTCATAACCTGATTTGCGTCAGTGCTACGAACAGTATTTTTATACTGTATTATTTATTTGGTTTTATATCTGGTTTATTATCTGTATATATATTTTTATTATATATTACATCCTTTAACATTTGACAAATCCGTACTTTCCATTGTGCAAAATTGTCCAATGGATATGACAAAAATGTTCAATGCATTTTACAAAAAGAGCCAGCAACCGCTGACCCTTAAATTATATTCGTTCTATCCCGTATTCATAAATCGTATCACTTGGCAAATCAATGTCATCGGTCCAAAATACGCAAGTCCGGCTTTCGTCAACCTGGACCTGCTGGAACAATCCATAAATATTTTTCAGTTCTGCAAACTGTGCTATGCTGCCGATGTCGTCTTTAACGTCATATAACACTTCTTTGCCATCGTCAAAAATCACTTTTAAAACATAATCATCTAATGGCTTTAATTCTTTTATTCTTGGTATCATTCCCACACCTCCAGACGGGCGAAAAAGCCGCTTATAATGGCGGCAATTTCTTTAGATTCTGACTATCCCACATATCTAATAATTCATTATGATTCTGGGACATCCACTCTTTAACAAGTTCCTGTGCTCTCCGGGGTAAATCTCCTTCGGTCATTTCCATAGTCCGCAAATCAAAGATTCCGATATGCTCACCATACAAAGCATGCAAATGACTTGGTTCATGTTCCTTTGGCTTGAAGAACATTTTGATTACTATCCCGTAGAACCTTGCTATCTCTGGCACCTCATCAACTCCTTTTATCAATACTTCTTGCATAGTTACATTATATTCTATTATCATGTAATAGTCAATTCTATTATTGCGTAATTTTTATTTTTCTTTATATTCCATAATCTGTCCAGGCTGACACCTGAGAAGCTTACACAAATTACATATGACTTCACAAGTAACATTTTCATTTTTCACTAACTTATAAACAGTAGCCCGATGAATCCCATTATCAATAAGCCACTGCTTTTTTAAGCCCTTTTTATCCATCAAAGTCCAAAACTTTTCAAAGTCAATAATACCATTCTCTCCGTAGTTTGCCACTGTCTCACCGCTTTCTATTATCGTGTATTATTTTATATCTAATAATATTCTAAAATCGTGTAATTGTCAACATTCTATTATCATGTACATTTTCAACAATAAATCAACCATGATCACATTCTATTTTTGTGCAATACATCAAAGTTCTATTATCGTGTAATTTATCCTTGATTTTAATTCTATTATCATGTAATATAATAACATAGCAAGCAACACAAAACAAGCCAATCGAAAGGCGGTACTTATATGAATAAGAAAATAAAAATTGAATGGTGTGAAAATTTTATAAAAGCAAGATTTAAAAAGCTTCCAGAGTTTGCAAAGGGTATTGAAACAAATTGCTTCTTTAAAATGGCTGAAAAGTCGGGTCTTTATATAGCTGGAACTTACGGAAGTCCAATGTCACAAGCGCTTGAAAATCTTGCGAGAGTAGAAATGATTCAAGATGATAACGGAAACTATCTTTACTCTGCATTTTATATGAAACAAATCCCCTGAAGAGTCTTTGAAAATTAAGACGAAACCGCCTTCCGGCGGTCGGGATACACGCACATTACAACCAAATAAGGAGGTTTTACGATGGCAAATTTAGCACACTTATTCCACGTAGGGCAGAAAGTAAAAATAAGAAATGATGACTTTGATTCATTGCAGAAATTTGATGATGGGATTGTGAAAGAAACTAATGAAGACCATATCATCGTGACAGAAACAAAAACAAATACAGACGGTTGGTATGAAGAAGATTTCAATATCGGCATGATTTACCCTGAATACAATTTTTTGCCTTAACTCAAGTCTCGCCCATAGAACATCATCGACGTAGTTGCAATTCCTACGAAGGCTATTATAGTATGCAAGAAGTACGGATATTTCAGGATAAATGTAATTGATGAATAAGCCAAAATGAAAGGAGTTTCACATGAAAACAGAACACAGAGTAGACAACTGGAACCAAAATAAAATCTGGATCTGCAAAATTTCAAAATGCAACCATTACTACATAGGCCAGCAAGTTGGTTGCCTAAACTTCCGGCCGGTAAGAGTTTCAAAATCTCATTACAAGTCAATCATCTTCAATTCAAAATTTGCTTATTAGGCGGCACTGCCGCCCCTCTAATGCAGCCGGACAAGCTCCGTAGGTCACAAGCCCTGGTAGATGCAGAGTGGAGGTAAATAGCCAAAATGGAGGTAAAGAGATGATTAAATTAACCAAAACAGAAATGGCATGGATTATTGGGGAACTTGATAGGAATGCAGCAATTAATACAAATGCCGCCTCGTCGCCTGAGGCAATCACCATTGAAAAAGGGCTCTTAAATCTCAAAGCGGAGAACTTAACCAGTATGTCTAACAAGCTTCAGAAAGCCCTTGACAGTAACGACAAGAGAATTGCAATAATCTAATTATACTGGCGGCGGTCAATCCGTAGCGTCAAAGCAACCGCCAGATTAACAAATTTTAGGAGGATAACATCATGACAACATTTTTTAAAAATGTAAAGAGTTTAGAGGATTTAAAGAATCAGTTCAAGGCCCTAGCCCGGAAGAATCACCCGGACACTGGCGGCGATCCGGAAGTTATGAAAGCAATTAACGGCGAGTATGACCAGCTTTTTCCTATCTGGAAACACAAATACAATGCAGCCGCACCGGAGCCTACGAAAGAGACCGCAGATAGCACCAGAAGCGAATTTTATACGGAATATGGCTGGAAAGGCTCAAAGCATGATTGGAACCGTTCAACGAAGGAAGTAGCCGCATTGGTTCGTGCCTATGTCAAAGAAGTTTTCCCGACTTATAAGTTTAGCGTCCGCTTCTCATCAGCTTCCATGTGTTCAGAAATCCATGTGGAGCTGAAAGAATCCCCTCACGGTTTATTTAAAGATATTGAGGATTTAAGCAAGGAGGACATCAGCAATATCCACAGAAAACTTAGGGTAAATAACCTTTTTAATAAAAATTCTTGGTTTGACCACGAGTTAACAGCCGCCATTCTTGAGGCTTGGGAGATATCCGATTTTTACAAGGTTTACAATGATCAAACCGCCGCTGTCATTGAGGACGTGGACCGGGAAGTGAATAGTTATAACTATGAGGATTGCGACGGGCAGATCGATTATTTCCACGTTGATTTTTACTATTTCGGTTGCAAAGTATCAAATGATTTTAAAATCGTTCCTAAAACAGCCAGAATCAAAAAAAAGGAATCTAAGCCAACAAAGACAAATAAGACCCCGGAACCAGAACCGGCAGAGCCGCAGGCCCTGGAGCAGAAAAGCGGCTATACCTACAAAATAACTAAGGGCGAGGACACCCGGGACGGCTCCGAACTCTGGCTTGTACGAATTGCAGAGACTTTGGATCGGGCCGCGTACCTAGCAGAAAACAAGGCCATGAATGACCGTGGCGGCTATTATTCAAAATTCCGGAAAGCCTTCATCTTCCGGGCAGACCCAATTGAAACACTCCAAACAGCATAACGGGCAGGCAAGAGCAAAACCGGGGAGCATTCCCCGGCTGTCATTTATCCAAGAAGAAAGGAAGCGTGCGAATGAGAACATATGAGACAGCCGCCGTTAAAATGGCGGTTAAGCGGTCCATAAGAGCCGGGAGCGTTGAAAACGGATTTCAGAGCCTTTATAGGTGGAACAAGGATCACCCGCAAGCAGAGATGGCAGAAATGTTGAAATGCTTTAGAAAATGGACAAGGAGGTATCAAGGACTATGAAATTTTGCACTACTGTAGGAGTTGCGGATAAAATGGAAAAATCAGAAGAGTTTAAGCAATTTGTTCATAATTCAATTTCCCGGCACTTAATAGGGGACTGGGGCGAAATAAGCGAAGATGACGCACAAGCCAACGACGAGACTCCAACAACTGCCCTAAGCGCTTATATCCTTAACGGCGCGAAAATCTGGATTAAGCAGGATGATGATATTATAACCGTACTTTTCCCAGATGAATATTAAGCCAGACGGTGACGGTTAAGCCGTGGGCGGTCCAGTCCGCCGCTGTTCTTTTATTTCCCAGCTCCCAGGGATAAGGGAAGAATGAAAGTCGATGAAAAAGAAATATAAAGACTTCTACGGCTGCACCGCTACCATATCGCACCAACCAGACGACGCTCGTTTGATTATACGACTTCAAACAGGTAAGAAAATAAAAGATTCAGTGCATAAGAATTTCGCTGCAGCCAGATCTGCAATGTATTGTTACTCGGACAGCTGGCATCAACTATAGGCCGTTGGAGTACCGTCGGTTCGATTCCGGCGGTGGCTATTAAGCACTTGTGAAAGGTCCGTACCTGTCTGCCGCCTTGAGCAAGCCGGCAACAATCCACCCTACACCGCCCCGGTGACGTAATCCGGCGTTTAAACGGTTGCACGATAGCCCCCCAGCATATTATCAGGCAACACCCTATAAGCCACGGGGCAGGATGTGGACGGGTGCGGCTTGAGGTATGCAAAAACAAAGTGAGGAGGTACAAGCCAATGTTAAACCGGGCTACGCAAGGAGGGCCACCATTCTGGCGGCTCTCTTATTTAACCCTTGAAGTCTCTGCCGGCATATGCTATCATAGCACCAGATAACCTTTATATGGGTCCTAGCCTACAAATGCGATAAAGTGACCATGTGTTGCTTTAATGTTCACCAAAGGGCAAATACTACGTCCTATCCATGGCTTAAGCTATGTGACAACAACTACTTGCCCATTGCTTGGATAGTTTCCGCCCTCAAATGCAAGTTTGATAATCTTCCAAATACTGGACGAATTTAAACCGGATTTTTTTCGGAATATCTCTACAATTTGAATATGATTTTCAACAGTAATTTTCACAATTCTGAAATGAACTTTTGGGATCCCATTATCAATACCTGGGGGTATCAAATTCTCACGGAAAATTTTTCAAGATCAGCTCCTTATATCTCCTGCTTCTATCTTTGTTAACCAAATTATCCATTCTTTCAACCTCAACAATCGTGTATCCCTCGTACAAATCCCTAATCTGCTGGCAATCATTATAAGACAAAATGAATTTACCTTTTATATTGCTCAGGCATTTCCGCAGCCTCTCATGGTCCTCTGGGTTAAACCGATCCGGATAATATTTCTCCGCTTCGTAATATGGAGGATCCAGATAGAAGAATGCGTCTGGTCTGTCGTATGTTTTTATCAACCGCTCAAAATCCTGATTCTCAATTACGACTTTGTTAAGTCGGTCCGAAACCTCTCTCAGGTAGTCTACCGCTTTATGTATATCCCTGGAACTTACTCCAAATGATCTGCAGTCAGTCCCAAAACTTTCCCTAATCAAGCAGAAGAAGCGAGCTGCCCGTTGTATATCGGTCATGCCTCTGGTGTTCCGATTCAATTCATCAAAGAACAGCTCCCGTGACATAAGCAGCCATTCCAATTCTTTCTGCAGCGGTTCCGGGTGATATTTTACCACCCGGTATAAATTAATCAATTCCCCATTCACATCATTCAAAACTTCCAAAGAAGCATGTTTGTCTTTAGAAAATAATACCCAACCAGCCCCGCCAAACACTTCAATATACCTGTTATATGAATCCTGATTTGGAAACTGTTCCAGTATTTGTTTCCTTAATAACTTTTTTCCACCAATCCAGCTAATAAAACTATTCATTACAAAGCCCCCTTTTTGGAGAATCTCAACAGAACAATTATTAGAAATCTAAAAGATGAAATTTACATGCTATTTCCTGAATTACTTTTACTGTTACGCCATTACCTGCCTGTTTATAAAGCTGATTATCGCTATTAACCAAAGCGGCTTGATCAAAATAATAATCTTTCCAGCCTTGCAGACGAAAACACTCTCTTGGAGTAAGTTTTCGTATTATAGGAATTTTGTTTTTTTCACATACAACTGCTTGATTGCATGCAGTTGTCAATGTATGAGTCCTCCCTTTTCCAACTCGGCCACGTCTTGTTTCGCTATTTATATAGTCAAGACTTATACTATCTCCTACCTCAGCTAATGTGTAACCTTTTACATTTGCATCTCGAATTAATATACCTTTTGGACGTTTCTTGAGCTTTAGTAATGGAAGATTATTTTTGCTGCTTGTTCCTCTGACAGGTAATATTTCTCTTCTGCTTCTTCCTCTAAGAAACCCAATAATGAACACTCTTTCTCTGCTTTGTGGGATTCCGAAATCTTTAGTATTGAGAACTTGCCATTCTGCATCATAGCCGATCTCATCCAATTCAATGAGAAGTTTGGCAAAATCAAGCCCTCTATTAACACTAAGTAGGTTTTTAACGTTCTCAATAAATAAGATTGAGGGCCTATCCGCTTCTTCGAGGTCTCTAATAAGTCCTGTAACTGTAAAAAACAGGCTTGAACGTTTCCCAGCAAATCCAAGTCTTTTTCCGGCAATGGAAATATCTTGACAAGGGAATCCGAAACACCATGCATCTGCTTTTGGCAACTCTCTGGCTGTAATTGTTCTGATGTCATTTGCATACCATTCTCCATTCCTATATTCCTCCTTTAAAATTTCTTTTTGCCTTTCTCTATACGGAAACTGAAGAAGGTATTGGTTTTGCTCTTTCGATATTAAATGCATAGATGTATAACTCATTACTGCATACTTATCCCATTCGCAGAAGCCAACACATCTATGACCAGCAAGTTCCATTCCTTTTCTAAATCCTCCGATGCCAGAAAAAAAATCTAAAAATGTAAGATTCATTTTAAAAAGAAGCCGCTGCAGCTTTCGTCCGGATGACTTCGCTCCTTTCAATTTGATATCGTGATTGAGCATAGCACATATCTTGACTGCACTTCTATGCACTTATTAACTACTTTTATTGATTTTTTGTAATGCTCTGGTATGAATATTATAAATTTGTCTGTCGCTATAACCCATTTTTTCAGCAATTGCTTCCCAATGGTAACCACGCATGTAACGGTATTTAATTAACCGCTTCTCCTGCTCATCACTCAAAGCTTCGATTTTATCATACAGATTTACACAGCTTTTTATTTTTTGATACCGATAGTAAGAAACCTTATGATTTAGATCTTTTAAGACAGAAACATATTTCTTATCATAACCATGTGTATTTATTTCCGTCTCAATCATCTGGATTTCTTCGTCAGCTTCAGCAATGGCAGCATTGATAACAACCAAGCTTTTAAGTTGATCTCTTGTCTCATTTCCCATTATCCTGCACACCTCTCTCTCACACTTCTTAATGTATTCGGTGTGGATTGAGCGTAATAAATAGCCGTTACTGAAGGGCTAGAATGTCTCAAAATCTCCTGAATGGTACCAATATCCACTCCTTTATTTTTAAGATTCATCCCCAGCGTTTTACGCAATTTATGAGGATATACCCGGCATTTTAATCTAGCTCGATTGCCAATGCATTTTAAGATGCTCCGGATTCCAGAAGTTGACAGTTTCTTATGGGGCGCCCTGCATTGAGGAAACATAAACGGACTTTCGTCATTCCTTAAATCCAGATACTGCCTGTAATAATATCGTGCATCATCATCTAAGAATATAGGTTCATACCTATCATTCTTTTCTCCCTGGATCATAATATCCCCGGTGTTCCAATCTATCTGGTCCAAGGTGATTTCCACCAGTTCCCCAACTCTGGCTCCGGTGCTCCGCAATACTTCAATTAATGCGCGATCCCTAGAACTCTTGCATGCATCCCTCATCTTTGCCATTTCTTCTGACTTGAAATAATCAATCGGCTTTCTGATTGCCTTTAATGGATCTGTAGCTTCTACAGGATTGTCACTAATTAATTTTTCTTTTCTCATCCAGGTGAAGAAAGCAGACAGGAAACGCCTTTCATTATTCACAGTTACGGCTTGATTCTTTTTGCCACCAGTATTAACATTACGTTTCTCATACCAAGAAAGATAATAGAAAACATCGGAATCTTCTATTCTGTCCAGAGGCTTGTCAATCAGGGTTATCAGGCGCTTAATGGCTCCAAGATATGCTTCCTTTGTATTGTCCTTTATTTTCTTTTTAACAATGAATAGCTGAATAATATACTTATTCTTCTGATCCATATCATTCTGATACTCTATCGGGAGTGTTGTGATTTCCTCCATATTAACATTTACAAATTCCCTTACAATCACCTGATGAAGGATATCCAATATTTCTTTAGCCACATGCCCTGACATGGCAACAATGATATTGTTGATTACCTGAGTTTTGATTGTTTGTCCATTCATGATTCTATCTCTCCTTTTCATATAAATTCAGTTGCTTAAGGAGATGTTTTGCTTTATAATATCCTTAAGCGTGTAGCGGTAGAAGAACTTTGGTCGGGGACTCTGCCGCTTATTTATTGGTTTGAAATTCGAATGTATGTTCTTTTTAGGCTATTTTTTTACCGGGGACTATGCCCCGGCTTTTTTATGCTGTTAATAAAAATGGTAAAATTTTACATCCATTTACCAATTTTATTTTGCTATAATATTATTGCATATGCATCTTTTCAATTTTATGTATGTGTTTTTCATACTCATACCGGCGGGGGAAACCTTGCCGGTCCCCCCCAGGGTTTTTATTTCTCAAAGGATTCCAGTTCTTCGATCTTCTGAAACAAATCCCTCTCCTCATGATCCCTTTTAGGATATTGCTGATATGTAACTTTGCACTGTTTCCCTGCCACATACTGGTTGTAGTAATGTCTAGCCAAATCTAACGGAATATCCTGGTGCTTTCCTGTCAATGTACATTTACTTTTATCCTTGTATATAATCCTTATTTTCCACATGGTCCGTTCCTTTCTTCATTCAAAAAATCAGCAAGATTCATTTGCCCCACCGATTCCCAAGTTTCATACGGTATGCCAAGGTAATCCAACGGTATCCCCATTCCAAGGCCACCATTTTCCAATGGCTTAAAACATAAACGGTAATATCTTGGGTGTGTAACTGACATTCTTTGAAAGCGGTTAGGCTCTGTTTCCAAATGAGCCCCGAAAGCGCAAAACATGCATCCGGTCCGCTGCTCTCCTGTAAGATAATAATTTCCACAAGAAGATTGCTTAATGTCACCATATACTGAGCATATTTCCAAATCGTTCTCAATGACATATCTCAATACATCTTGCTTAGTCCAAAATCCCATAGGCTGGCTCTTAATCGTTTTTCCATCATATACATTGCATCCGGTATTCGCATAAAGATGCGCTCTCATGAATCCTTCATCTTGCGTTGTTCCAATAAAAGGGACCCGTCCAGTTTCCTTTGTATATTTTTTTAAAGGGTTCTTTTTCATTACATCACAGCATTTTTCAGAAGTATCAAAAGGTGCATTCAAGAGACATCTCCATTTTTTCGGGAGAACTCCAAAAGAACCCCTTTCATCTCCATTCAACAAGTAATTTCTGTATCTTTCTGATAAATTTCCATGTCTTAGTTTCCTGATTTTTATAGCAGTTTCCTTACTTACTAGTGGATATCCTTCATTCAAGACAACGTCTCGGTATGTAATGCGATTTCCTTTTTTATCCCTTGGTTCTATTTCTTTAAATTCTCCCGGCGCTTTCCGGGAAAATCGGACAATTTCAGGGAATTCCAAACCCGTGTTTGAAAACACTGCAGGAACATCTTCACCCAATGTCTTGCGGATCAGGTGAAGTAACACAGTGCTATCCAGTCCACCGGAATAACTGAGATATACTTGACCTCCCCAGTTGTCATACCATTCTTGGATTCTTGACTTTGTCAATCTTAACTTAGTTTCCCAAGACAAGTGTTTTCTCTGTGCAAATTGCCATGCATTAAGTTGTAAATCATCTTCTTTTATAAACATTTCCGAAAGGAGTCGACACGTGTCTCCTGCGCAGAAGCTCCATCTCCTTTCCCATTATTCAATTAAATCTCAATTGATTTGCTTCTTTGCCAGGTCATTCATGAAGCCAGTTCCCAGACTGAAATTTTCGACTCCATCAATTGTCACAGAATCTATAGCGAAAGTTCTGTCCCCGGCCTCTTGCATTACTGCAAGGATAAGGTCCTTCACTTTGTTGTGGCTGTCACAATCTGTATTGATTTCAATATTAATCTGCATCTTTTTAATAGCCATATAAAACTCCTTTCGATAAGAAAATACTAATTCGCTAAGCAAACCTAAGTTGTTCTTGGCTGTCATCAATCTTTAAATTGGGCATTCGCTCTCCGACTTTCAAATACGGTACATTAGCTTCAGTCAGTACTTTTGCTAACCCTGGACAAACGCTATTTCCGATCCTTTTTACCTGTTCTGAGATTGTTATTGCAGTCCCGTCCGAATAAGTATCAATTAAGTAGTCAATCGGGAATCCCTGTGCAAGTTTCAGTTCTTCGGGTGAAAGCATACGTAAATAAATGTCTGCAATACAGTACTCATTCCCGAGAATAGTAATTAATGCAAATCTATCTTTTGTAACAATAGTATGTAATGGATCACTTAAATTCTGTCCAGTACCGCAACCATAATATTCCATAATAAACTGCGATACCCATGTACATTTTTGAGCAACTTCTTCTGATATACCAGCTTCTTTTAATTTTCTCCATTCAATGGCCTTTATAGTAACTTGTCCAAAATGTCCGGGACTTGTGGTTATAGTATGGAGTGGAGAAGATAAATCTTGCCCGGTACCAGTCTTATAGAACTTAGTCAAAAATGAACTTAATAGAGCATATCTGTTGCTTGTATCAATGGTTTGAATGGGCTCTTTTACCTGTTGTCCTCGTGGTTGGCTACTGGTTTCTGAATGATATTGGATTATAAATGGAGAAGTTAAATAGTGTTTATTCCCACCGGACACAACTGTATTTAATGAATTATCTATGCTATTTACTCTAGCTGACTGCCCTTCTCTTTCACCATAACCGATCTGAGTAATGTATGGCGTTACCATTCCAACACCATTTTTTTGAGTTATTGTAGGCATCGGATTATCAATACTCTGTCCACGGAAATTATCACCACCATGATTAACGGTTACCAGGAAAGGTTTGGGATTGTTAAATACGAACTTGTCCATCCCTCCAGCTATCCGTTTCATTGTCTTTTCTGCTAATGGTTTATTCCTTCCGAATATGGATTTTCCTAAATCATTGAAATTCAATACATTACTAACTGGGACCCATTTTTTTAGCCCATTAGTGCCATCTTTACAATGAGTCGGCTCTGGCCAGACTATTTGTCGTCCATCACATCTGAATATTGCAAACCACCTTTTTCTTGTAGTGGGGACTCCGTAATCGGCTGCTACCAATTCCCGGCATTCAAATTTATATCCAAGAGCCTTCATAGAATTAATAAACTTCTTATAATCCTCTCCTTTTCGTTCCTTAATTGGCTTATCATTTGCATCTAATGGACCCCAATCTTGAATTTCTGAAACATTCTCCATGATAATTACTTCCGGAAGATTCCCTGTAATATTTTTAACTTGGACACATAATCGGCGGACCCCATAAGGAAGTATTCTTAGACCTCTCTCAACGGGCTTTCCTCCCTTAGCTCTACTATGCTGTGTACAATCTGGACTTGCCCACATAAACCTTACAATGTCGTCACGTCTAAGCCTATTTTCGAGTGTTACTTTCATAATATCTTCTGTATAATGATAAGTCCATGGGTGATTTCGCAAATGCATTTTTATTGCAAACGGATCATGATTTATTGCAAAATCAACAGCACGCCCTAGCTCCATTTCAATTCCAACACTTGCTCCGCCTCCTCCGGCGAAACAATCAATAATTAAGTCTCTCATCTTTCAAAAAGGTTCCGTGTACACTCTCCCGGCCGGGGAACGGTTCCTTTCATTATTTTTGTTTTCCTGTTCTCCAAATCCCTTCAAGCTCTTCCAGAGTTACGTGAATCAGGAGGTTACTTATAAAACTACAATTACCATATTCTTTGGACATGGCTCCGATCATATCAACAAGACCATTCCAATATTCATCTGAATCATTTGGTTCGCTGTACTGTTTAAACAGCTTCCATGCTCCAGTAAGACATTCTTCATATTGCTTGTCCTGAAGAGGAATACCCCCAAATTTAATGCGCTTTATTTCCTGCCAGACAACCAGGCAGAACAGCCGGTCCATAACAGGAGCCTCATGTTTCTTTATCATCTGCGCCACATGCTCCGGCTTAACCATCTGTCGATTCTTCATAAGTTTCCATGCGTCCGTATAGGCGGACCAGTACTTTCTAAGTTCGCTTTCTTCCATCATCTTCACCACCTTGATATGGAATTCGATATCCGGCTTTTATTTTTGCCTTATCGTCTATGTAAACATCAGCAAATATCTTTCTTGAATCATTTCCGAAATACTCTATCATTTCAGGCAAATTCTCATTCACAGCGTCAAATTCCAGGTCGAATCCTCGGCACCATGAAACAGCTTCTTCTAAACGATTTCCACATCTACAAGTCCAGAGAATTACTATGTTTCCCTCTCTGCGCCTTTTAATCAAATGCTTAATCAGTGCAGTGTTGGGACTACCAATTCCCGGCCAAACACTTTCGCATAAAGTCCCATCAAAATCCACCGCATAAATTGTAAATTTTCTACTTTCGTTCATAACCCACCGCCTTTACGCTTCGTTCACAGAGGAAACAAGTATCATCACCAAGTCTCCCATCATAATGCTTACAGGTCCCGCAGTTCCTTCCGGTCCACCATATTGTTATCTTTCGTAAAAACATATGTAAGTTATATCCCATATCCGATATACCTCCGTTATTCACAGAAAAACACGGAATGAAAAACGCCCATAAACAATTCGGGTTTTTCGTAATACAAATTCCTACGGAAACTGCAACACCTACGCTTACCCATTTAACCCAATTCTTCAAGGTTAGTTCTCCTTTCTCATACTTTACCTCAAGCTATTATTTCAGTCATAAAATCAAATAATGTAGGTGTATCTATATTATCCTCTGCTGCCTGTAGGTACCCAACACCATCTCTGAAATAATCAGGATTTAATTCTATTCCGTATCCTCGCCGCCCCATTTTAATAGCTGTCATAGGTACTGTCATAAGACCCGCAAACGGATCTGCTACGAGGTCACCCTCATTGGAATATCTGTTAACAATGCGCTCCACGATATCCAACTGTAAAGGGCACACATGGAGTTGAGCTCTTCTACGACTCTGGCTACTATTTAGGGTCCGCATACGATTAATATCGTCCCATATTTCCCAGGTCCAACTTCCCGGCGCAACAACCATAAATGTAGCTGGGAGTTTATCTTCTGAATCAAGTTTCTTAGCCAGTTCTACATGCTCTTTATAGTCATAAACATGGTCCCTGCTGTATTTTCTGTAAACAGCCTGAAGATTCTTTACTGAAACATTTTCTAACTCTTCTTTTCTAATAAGACGGTCACCTGAAGATCTCCAAAATCCGTGAGCGTCTATCTGCCATTGCGCCCTAGTATATTCTTCTTTGGTCTTTTTCACAGGAGTATCTGCATAAGCCGTTGATCTGTCAGTAGGAAGTTTCCTAAAAAGCAAAACATATTCAGGACAACCCACTCCCATTTTGCTTCCATCTTTGCATTGCTCTGTCCAGCCCAGCCGGTAAGTCTGATTATTCTCTCTTACTACATCAGTAACAATCGTAATCATGCCAAAATACTGGAATCCATGTTTTATATAATGGCTGATACAATCAGAATGAAAAGGTTCAACTGTTGGCATTCCTGTCCCTGTAGCATTTCCAAAAAGCACACGATCCTTAACATGAATAGCAGCTACTCTTCCTGGTTGCAGAATCCTTAGAAGCTCCGGCGTTAGAAAATCCATCTGCTTAAAGAATTTTTCTGTATCCTGATTGTGCCCGAAATCATTATAGTTCGCAGTATATTCATAGTGGTTTCCAAAAGGTATTGATGTATGAATTAATCCCACACTATCATTCTTCATTCTCTTTGTTTCTTCCACACAATCATCATATACTGCAGTATACTTACTTCCCTCAACCTTCACTGTTTCAACCCCCAACTTACGTTCTAACCGCTTATCTCTCCCTGCCGCTGATAATCCATACTTTCTTACAATTTCAATCATTTTTTCAACCATATAATTATGATTCTTCCACTTTTCCAGTAACACATCTTTTATTTCTCTCTCATTTTCCATGTAGATAATATCAATAATGACTGGCTCCTTTTGCAGAAAACGGTAACACCTATGTATAGCCTGAATAAAATCATTAAATTCGTAATCAATCCCCAGGAATATTTCTCTATGACAATGCTTTTGAAAATTGCAACCAGAACCAGATAATTCTTTCTTTGTAGCAAACCACTGGCAACGACCTTCTGAAAAGTCTATGACTCTTCGTTCTCTGATCTCATAATCCTGCGAACCATAGATATCAACAGATTCCGGCACCGCTTTCTTAATTGCTAATCTCTCTGCTTCTAAATCATGCCATAGTATGAAATGAGCGGCCGGATCAGATTCAATAATCTCTCTCATTTTCCTTGTTCTAACATCAATGCTCTCACGCTTTACTTGAGCTGCTTCTTTTAACCCTGCTGCCGCCTCATTAAATAGTTGAAATTGACCGTCCCTATTAACGGCATCACCGTATCTTACAGGAAGTTCATGCCATCTTACATCTAATGGTGGAAGAACATACCCTTCATCTAAATAATTTGGATTTACATCTGATGGCTTTGTAATGAATAACGCCCAACTACTTACCCAAAGCCAGAACTCATCTTCCATATTTGGATATAGGGTTAAATTGTTTGCCTTTGTAGAGTCTCTCTGGAAGAACCTTGTCAATGCCTGACCAGTATCCATTACCCCGAGATATCCTCCATAATGAATCAGCTCTTTATATTTATTTGGGCTTGGAGTTGCCGTAGCTACAAGCTTATAAGGCACTTCTTTGAATTTATCTAAAAATATCTGATATGTTTTACTTCCAAAGCTTCTTAAAACACTAGCTTCATCAAGAGAAGTTGCCATGAAATAACTGGGCTCTATATCACCATCACGGACACGTTCATAATTTGTAATGAGAATACCGGCATCTGCCGATTCAACTTCTTTCATTGTCCTGACGTATATAAGCTTTTCATATCCAAGAATGGTTTCAGCGTCCCTTATGAACTCCTGCTTAACGCCTAAAGGACAAACAATAAGAGCTTTACCTCCAAATTTCTTAATAACCTGATAGCAGAACTCTATTTCCTGAACTGTTTTCCCAAGACCGAAGCTTTCAAATAGTGCACGACAACCACCTTTCAAGACCCATACAACAGCGTCACCCTGATGTAATTTCAATGCCTTATTGATACTGCTCCTATCTACGATAAATCCTGTATCCGTTGCAATTTCTATTTTAGTTTTTAAAAACTCTAAATAATCCATTTGTTACGAAAGGAACCCGGCGCGCCTGTTTTCCGGAAAGGTTCCAGCTCCTTTCTCTTGCTCATTCAAATATCAGTTTACTTAATATATCGTTCCTGTAAATCAGTTTTATGCTCCCTGCAAACCAGAACAGCTTTGCCATATTCACAGGGAATCGCACAGAAATCATCATCGTTACAATAGGGTATCCACTCTTCGCCGCATATTGGACAATGGTTATTCCTGACCATGTGATTATTAAATCCGGCCGGTTCCTCCTCAATATATCCACCTAACTGATCCGCATCAACAAGCCTCTGAATAGCTGGATCAGGTTTGAAAGATTCATGCTCATATTTTATACGCCTGATTTCTGCCTTTTCCCTATCAAACTCTTTATTTCGTGGTGGAGCCTGCCCAATTGCTTTTGACATGCCTTTCCTCCTCAAAATCCTAATTTACTCATACAGCCTTTGCCCGCAAAATTCACAATACTTCTTCAATGGATTTCCTGTTCCTAAGACAATAGTGCCGCAAGTAGGGCAATAGCTACCGCAAGTATGTGGTTGTTTAACCATTTGCTTTTCTACTGCATGTATGGCAACGTCAAACGCTTCCCCAAAGGCCAATTTTTCTTTTGCATCTGCCACCATATTGTCATTGCATCTCTTAGTCTGCTTTAATATTTTTAACGCTTGTTCTGAATTAATCACTCTAAAATACCTCTCTTTCTTCCTTCGACCACGGCCCTCTTAGTCAGGTCGGGAGGTTGTGTAGTGCCGTGCGCATTACCCATTTAATAAAAATTGCTGCGTTTCAAGCCGTTCATAAATCGTCTGACCGCTTGATGTTTCAATGTACGGAAGGAAAATTTCCTCAAAGCGTACCATTTCTATATCCAATAACGCCATCTGTGCCTCTACCCAATCTTTTAAGATTCTCCATGCTACACGCTCCGCCTGTTCTCTTATAGCCTTTATGCTGCTCCTTGGATTTTTCTTTTTCTCCTGCTTCATAACCTCCAGGCATTCACTTACCTTTACAGGCAAGCGGACCGGGATCTGCTGGCCTCCTGTATCAATCAAAAACGAAAGTCCGGTGATGCTTTCACCCTCGTAATTCTTCATGATTGATTTTGCCTTATGTCTCATGAGTATGTATTCTATTTCCGATACGGTCTTGAAAGCGTCAACCGTTGTCGTGTAGTTTAAAATAGCCACGTTGCTCCTTTCCGCCGTTTCTGGCTTACTCCGTTAAATTCGGGTTTACTCAGATTCTGACTAATATTCGGCTACGATCTTCCCATCATTATCTAAATAAATCAATTCATAATGTGGGTGGCAGTTCTCTTTATGGCAGGTTCCATTGAAGCAGATATCCAAATTCATGCTGTCATTTGAACCTACAATGACTCCTTTAATATTTCCTCTGCTTCTGGATTTTAAAATCACCTTCATTCCCATAAAAGCGAATGGGATATTACGACATTCTTTCATTCGCTCGAACTGTTCAATATCACAAAACAAATCGCATGGTCTGAATTTATGAATCAACTTTATGCTTTTTACAAATCGCAAAAACTCAACAAAGCTATCAAATAAATCCCCCATTTCTAAGTAGGAATTATACTTAGCCTTTCCCGGCGTTTCACCGCAAGCAGTTACCGGTCTATCATATCTTGATAAAGTAATCAAATATGTATTCATACTACCCTTTCTGCCTAAGCAGGTTATGTATCAACCTTTAAACGGCTCTGCAACTTCACGCCACGCCAATACCTGATAATAGGGAATCTCCTGAAACCATTGACTTTTCCATTTTCCGGACACATAGACCATTCGGATATTCTGTACAACGCCAGGCGATACACCCTTAAATCCAGGCAAGGTTATCACTGTAGCTTCATACTCTCCATCATACTTAGGGGGTTGCTCCTTAATTGGTATCCACCGCAAAGATTCAAGTACTTCATCAAGAAGCCACACTGCTCTAAGCAATTCATCTTTGGTCATTGCCGCACGTTCTTCCCGTGTAGGCTTTGGAGTGCTTAATGTCACAATTACCACCTTACTTTCTAAAATGGAATTTCTCCCTGCTCTACATTGTAAAATCCATCATCTGACTTATTCCAGCCATAGATTTTATTTTCTGCCAGATAATTTTTCAGGCGCTTCGTTTCCTGTTCATAATACAACGGTACGAAATGATCCTGAGTACCTCCATCACGGTCCTTTGCGATCTCTATCACATTCGTTGCACTAAATACCGGATTATCATCTTTCCAATCAAACATCTGCTTGCCTAGTCGTTTAAAATCATTGTTTACCCGATGGATAATAAAGGCATTATCAACAGCATTGCCAAGGTCTGCGGTACCAGATATATCATCCAATCGTAAGAACCCCATTGCCTTTCTAGGGTGCGCCACAAAAATAATATGGACATTATGCTTTTTCGCAATTCTCTGCATGTCCAGAATAAATGCTGTCTGCGCTTCAAATTTGTTATCTGACAAACCAGAAATATTGAAAGTCATTAAGTTATCTAAAAAAAGTAAATCCAACTTATTCTCTACAATTTTCTTTTCAAACTGCTCTGCAACTGCACGATAATCATTGCCGTAATCGTTGTTGTACAGGAAGAAATGCTGTCCAAGCCATTCCGCGATCTGCTCTTTATATTTCCGTGAAACATTGTAATACCCCTCAAATTGCGTTGGCTCTGTATATCCTTTTCCGGCCGCCTGCAGGTCCATCCACCTCATGAAATTCTTAGGTGCCAACTCTCCAGAAAAAACAGCAACATTATTGCCTGTATCTCTTGCATCCAAAACGATTTCTGATATAATGCTTGACTTTCCAGCAGCCCTCAATCCAGACATAACCGATACATAGCCTTTCTTTAATCCTCGGAGCTTCTTGTCAATATCATCAATCCCAGTTTTAACAAATCTTTCTTCAGGGACCTGGAGGTCTAGGATATTTCTTGCGGTATAAAATACCGGATTTCCATGAACCGGCACTATGGTCTGAACTGGCCTTTGCTGTATAGGTTGCCTAGAATATATCTTTCGTTCATACTCCTGCTGCCGTTTCTCATAAGCGTCTGGCTCAAATAGCTTCCTTACGTCCTGCCATGTTTTATCCGAGCAGGAATTATGGAAACAGTGAAATCCAATTGCACCGGACCGGGTCTGAAAGATACAGGCATCCTTACCCTTATGGTTGCTATCAAAAGGACACTCGTCCAAAATAAACTTAGTGCCATCACTATAACTGGCTTTTCTGTTCCGGACATTGTACCGTTGCATCCATTCTTCCAAATCAAATTCTTTGGGATTGTAGTTATTGTACTTCTGGGGCTTCTCCTCTTTTTCAGGAAGCATGGCAACCAACTTCTCTAGGTACATCCGATCCGTAGGCTCCTGACTGCCCTCTGTAAGCAAATGACTAAGTCTGTGCGGATTCTGTTCTGTGTTGCTACCTTTTCTTGCCATGGTCCCATATAATTTACAGATCCGAGAAGGGTTGAAATTGGTGGTATCAATTTTCAATTCATCATCACTAAAGAACATATCCAGTGCAGCCAGACATTTTTTCACTAATGCCTTATTATCTTCGTTGTTGGCAAGTTGCACCCGGTAGAGAAGGTGGATACCATTTCCGCTTAGAGCCGTCACTGGTTCGTTAAATCCAAGGTTCTTCATAAATAGATAAACCTGATTGCCACGTTCCTTGGCTTTATTCAACTGTTCATCAGAACTAGAAACGCCAGCTGGCCGCTGAGGATCCACATCTACGAAAAGCCATTCATAACCTACGATATCGTTATCATTTGTTGTATTTTTTGCGTTCAGGACAAATTTTTCTCGCTGCTCACGGGAATAACATTCATCTTTCACGCAACCAAGTGTTATGTAAATATTGCTGTCCGAAGTATTCAGCCTGCAAAGTTGATCAATTAGGCTTTCAGGTGATTTGAAATAACCACTATATACTCTGCGTCCATTAGCTTCCAAACAACGAACCTCAAATAATTCTCCGTCTGGCTTTAAGACATTGATTGTTTTAAGGATTTCCACAGGTTCAAATAACTTTTGTCCTGCTATTGCCATTTCTTGCCACCGCCTTCTGGGTTATCCGGTTGAACAATTTCTGAATTATCATCATTAAGATAATTACCGTCAAGCACTTTGGGAAAGTTGTTTGGTCTTACAAACCAGTCAAATGTTATTGTCCAGCCACCTTTACTTTTCCCGAGAAGGAATGGACTATGCCGAATATTCTCAATGGCCATTAGAACACTATCAATGCCGTAGTCCCTGATTCGAACTTTTAACCATTCATATCGTTGAGAACCTGAAACAAGTTTTGTAATACGGCTTAATCCATGTAAAGAGTTCCAAGCATCAATAACACGTTGCACGTCAGTGCTACGAACTGTATCGTTAGATACAGTATTATTATCTGGTTTTATATTTGGTTTATTATCTGGTTTTATATCTGGTATAGGTTCGACATTGGTGTTAAATCCATCTGACAGATTTGTTGATTCCATTTGACAATTTTGTAAAATGGATTTTGCATTTTTGCTATTTCCATTTAACATATCCGTATCTTTAATTTCTCTTTTTTCAACAATAGCCAGACCAAATTCACTTATGGAATACCATAAAGTTCTATCATATGTTTTTTGATTATAATTTCCAACAAGAAGGATCCCCTCATCTCGCAGATGTTTTAAAGCATAATTTATCTGTCTTTCGGAGGCATATGGAAACAATTGGCTGAACGCTTTTGTACTGTTATATGTCCAGTAATTACCATCATAAAAGTTCAGTTCATTTGCACGATTCTTTTCAGTCCAATAATAAATATGATTGAGGAGAACAGCTTCTAAAATCCCATATTTTTCTGCAACTTCTGAATCAAAAACATGTGTCATTAACACAACCTCCCTTAGTCTGCTACCTTTCAAAAATAACTAATTCAATTACTATGGATATTTTATATTACATTTTCTTCGTATTGCTGATGATTACCTTATTTATCTTAAGGCATCGTTTTCTCTAACTTTTTTTTGGCCCGATATTCTCTCTGCTTCTGTCTGTAATACTCAGGATTCTCGGCCCATCTTTCACGTTTCCTGTCACGGTTTCGAGTATTTAAAAGTTCCTTATTCCGCTGGTAATATTCATGCTGTTTAGCCAGTATTTCTTCTTTGTTAGCTTGATAATAAGCCACTCTTCTCGCTTTATAAGTATCGTAATTATCTATGTAATGCCTGTGCTTGTTCGCCTTATTTCGTCTTGGATTATTCCTGGCCCATATGGATCTATAATCGTCTGGGAGAGGTTCTGGATTTATATCAATATCAATCTGCTCTGACAAGCGTAGTTCACTTGATGTGATCAATTTTTCACACTCAGAATAAGGACAATTTAACTGACATTGTATTGTAGGAACAATTGGACATTTCACTTCAGAACACCACCCATCAATCTAATTCTCTGACCGAAACCAGAGGTCCCGGCCAGTCATTCTAAGTATTTATCTGAGAAATTTCAAGCAATTCTAAAATCTTCTTTCCAGATTCATCTGGTTTACAGAAAAGGAATTTACATCCATATTTCAGCTCCATAGTTAAGCATGCTTTTGCCAACCATTCTCCGGTAGCCGCATAAGGATATTTCCTGACCTTTTTATATCTGGGCCTACCATTTCCACTGAATCCAATCAATTGATTACTTTTAACCATAATATCTAGACGAGGATTATGCCAATGGAATAAATCATCTGCGGAAGAAACACGGTCCTCATTTTCAATCAATATGAATAGCCTTATTTTGCTATTCTGTGCCCTTTTGAGTCCTCGATGGAAGAATCCGTGTCTCTTAACATAAAGTACTTGAAATGATGCTATTATGCTTTCAGATAAAGCATATTTGTAGCAAATTTCATTAATATCTTTTTCTGCAAATCGATCTGCATCATCATCACATATCGCATGATATATTTCATCAGCAAGATCAAAAGAAATTCGCTCATTTTTACAGATTTCGTAAACTTTATCTTTAACTTCTTTTTTTGGCATTTGCTTAACTTGAATATCACCGATAAGCTCATGAATATCCTTTTTTGTATCTATACAAACACTCTGATTTGCAGGTAGAGTATAATCTCCACAATACAACGCGGTCCTGTTGTAATGCACGCCAACCGACCGGAAATATTCATGCTTTAATTCATGCTTTTTCTCCTGTTGTCTGGTATCCTCCAGAATCATCAAGCTGAACCACCTCCTCGGGGATAATAAACACGCTCACTTTTAATCCATTCTTCTTCTTCCTTCTGCTCCTTAACCATGCTACGTAATTTATCAAAGAACGGTTTATTACTCTTGTCAGTATAGAACTTTGCAGTTCGCTCAAATTCAAGGGATCTGTCCTTTGCTTTTCTCCGTCTGTTTCTGCTGATATTAAATTGAGTCGCTATTTTGCTCCGTTCCTTAGAGTTATTTTCAAACTCAATGGCATGTACAAAATCTTGGTGCTTTTTATCCTCTGCGAACATTTCTGTACAAGCAGCCTGATACTCTTTTTGACAGTCAACCAAATAATCAAGAAAAGCTTTTATCACTTCCGAGGGCTTAGGCTCGTTTCTCTTTTTCACATTTGCCACCTCCCGTTAGTTAAATGGTAGGCCTTCGTCTTCCATACCATCAGGAATGTTCATGAAACCGTCTCCAACTCCACTGGTCGGCTCTGGCCTGCTTGTAGGTTGATAACCGCCACCGGAATTTCCAGAAGAAGTATTCTTGCTGTCAGCAAATTCCTGATCTTCTATGACTACATCTGTTGTATAAACTTTTACGCCGTCCTTATTTGTATAACTGCCAGTCTGAATTCTGCCAGAAACAAGCACTCGCATACCCTGACGGAAATACTTCTCCGTAAACTCTCCGTTCTTGTCAAATGCAATACAATTGATGAAATCTGCAGTCTGTTCATTATCCTGCCCTTTACGTTTCCTACGATCTATCGCGAGAGTATATCTTGCAATGGCCATGGCTTTTTCACCTTGGGAATATCTTACTTCTGGATCACGGGTTAATCTGCCCATAAGGATTACTTTGTTCATACTATATCCTTCTTTCTCCGCCGGCCCAATTACTGAACCGGCGGTAATGATGTTATGAAATCACTGTAAACTGCGGTAATTCTTCTAGGGCAAACCCAAGATACTTTTTGATATTGCTCATGGCTTCATTCTTCCAGGCACCACCATCAGCTTCAAAGATTGCACACTCTATACCATTATTTTGACGCATGCGGAATACAAAGGCACTTTCGGGCTGTTCTACTTCAATGAATGTACGAAACGGGCGTAAATGAACAGGATTTGGGACAATAGCGTCTCCTACAGAAGAAATACCAGTTTTAACGGTAGCTTTCTGAGTTACCCCGTCATCTCCATACTGTGCAATGGATTCATCTTTTACAGTTCCAGCAAATTTAAGCAATAAGGCTCTGTCATCATTGTCGATAAACTTTGACTGTAAGGCAATAATGAAGCTTTCATGATCCATGTATCTGCCATACCCAAATTCCGGGATCATAGCCTTCACGTTTACAAGGCATTCGCGTTTCCGGTCTAGGTCAAGACAAGAAATCAATTTTACTTCCGTAGGAGAAACCACCTGCACTAACATCTGTTCTGACATTTCACCAGTAAATGCTTTGGCATAATCAACCAGACTTGACAGAGTGTTCATTTCAATCGCTGCAGCACGAAGCTCATTATCAACACGATAAATCTCTTTGTCGGCATATGTATCTCCATTGATAGTAAGGAGTGTTGCTTCTTTTAAACCAACTACATACTGTAAAGCATCTCTTGTCATATCCATAATTTAAATCCTCCTTAAGCCTGTTTGGCTGTTCTCAAATCTACTACTTTGCCATCTGATTCTTCCTTGATTTCCCCCGTTTCAGGATCAACAGTCTTACCATCAACCTTTAAATCTCCCTGCGGTGTCTGATAATCTTCCATACACATCTGGCCGCGAAGCTGTCCTCCATACTCCTGAGCAAAAACTTTTCCAGTCTTTAGATCCTTGCCGATAGCCATTCTGGTAACAATTGGCTTAACAGGAGCCAGTTTTGTTTCAACAGAAATGTTTACTTGAGTATCATCTCTGTCCTCATTCTGCTCAAATGTCAGCTTTATGGTAACAGCTCTTTTGTTTTTATAGGGAGTATTGGGATCCTGCATGTTTTGCAACACTTTTTCCTGTGCCGCTGTATACAGTTCCTGTAATCCTCCATCTGCCAGTTCTTCCAAATTTACCTTTGCCATGATATTTCCCTCCGTAGGCACTGATTAATAGTTACATATATTTCAACCCGGGTCAAAAACGTCTTATAGTTTATTAAGGACATCTCGGTCCTATCTATCTGTAATTTTTCAATTTTGATTTCATCTTTTTTAATATGTTTTTTTCCAATCGGCTGATATAAGATTGAGAAATTCCAAGCCGTTCAGCCACTTGTTTTTGAGTGTGTACTTTTTCACCAAGACCATAAAGTAAGCAGATGATCTTACATTCTCTATCCGGAAGAGAACATATTACATCATAAAGCTTTTCCTTCTGCTCAACCTGTTCAACGTTATCAAATGATTCATCTTCATACTCCAACACATCTGCTATCGATAGTGTAATTCCATCTGAATCACAATTTATTATGGTTTCAAATGAGATATTGGAAGAGTGCTTTTTCATTTTTCGTATATACATTAAAATTTCATTACGGATTACCATCGATGCGTAAGTTGCAAACTGAATTTCTTTGTCTAAATTAAAAGTATCCACTGCTTTAATCAGACCAATCATGGCAACTGATTCATAATCCTCTTCATAGCTGAACTTCTGCGCTACTGAAATAGCCAGCCTTATATTATTTTTGATTAAGCACTCTCTTCTGTCCTGAGGTTCCATGGAACGAAGCATTTCAATATCATTTTGATCTTTATTAAACATGGGAATGCTTTTCTCACTGCAAATCGTAGTAATCAACTCCTTTACTAAAAGAGTGCATCTACTCCTTTTCCAAATCGTAATAAACCAGTTCTTCATTATCAGGTAGTGGGCATTCATCATCTTTCCATACCAAAGATTTAATGCTCGACCAGTGCTTTACACCTGTATCATTCAAACCGATAATGCTTAGCACCTCCTCGGTATAGCACCGGCTGTCAATCAGCAAGCGATCTGAACGGTTATGCTTCCGGTTATCAAGGTTCTCAAGAAGAAATTTGTTCAGCTTACGAACATCACTCAAATCTTTCTGTGATGGCTTGTGATGTAAGGTATATGTAATCCCGTTTACCTCTTGCAGAACTGCTCTATCAGCCCATCTGGCTGTCTTAATGCAAGAAGTGTAAAGCCAAATCTTTCCCTTGTATCCATTTTCTCGGAGCCGATGAATCATCTCCACCACTCTCGGGGCAATTTCCATCGGTTCGCCGCCAGTAATGACTAGCTCCTTATATTTCAATAAATCTTCAAAATTGACCTGTGGTACATTGCCGATATGCTCATTACAGCAGTTTGGGCAATTTCGGGGACAATCGTATGTAACTATTACTCTCGCAACGTCTTTCATGAAGCTCCTTTCATCAAAATGGATCTTTATTTATCTCAACAGCCAGCCCCGGCACCGCACAATCCACATTTACGTTCCTGCCAGTCACTTTCTGCATTTCATTAATAAAATACTTACCAGCACTTGAACCGGCTCCCAGATGGCACATTGTGACGCTCCTAAGATTTGGTGACTGGTTCGCTTTAATGGCTCCGATACAAGTTTCTAGGGAAGCATGGCCCAGAAGCTTGTGCTCATAGTTTGGAATATCCTTATCAATAAACTGCTCCTGGTAATTTGCTTCAATAAGAAAATGATGAATCTGCTGTTTCTGGAAATTATATGGTATGTACTCAAAATCTGTAGCGAACAGCAATCTTCCCATCTTCTCATGCTCAATCAAATAGCCAAAGTTCGGTGTTCCGTTATGGGGAACATGGAAAGGAATAACCTTGAATCCTCCTATATTGACCGCCTTAAGCTCTGGCATGCTGTAAAGCTGTGCTCCAGGGATTTCATTAACAGCTTGTTTTGTTTCATCGTTGGTATATACCGGGATTCCGGCTTTTAGATTATCTTTAGTATATTTAGAATGGTCTGAATGCCCATGGGTAAGCAAACAACCTTTTATCTTTAGAATTTGCCAATCAATGGCTTTTTTGATATCTTTTAACGGACAACCACATTCCAGTAGTAGAATCTCATTTTCCGCAACAAGGGCATATCCGTTGCCTTTACTGGAACTGCCAATTACTTTTAATTTCATGTTAGCGACCCAATTCATTTACGCCCAATCAGGTTTCTGCGGTTGATCTGGCGTTGCTGTCTTTGGTTCAGTTTCTGCCTGCTGATCTGGAACTTCTTCACCTACAGTCACTTCTTCCTGTTCAATCGTTTCTGATTCTTCTGGCATAGGAAACTCCTGAGCATTGGCATAACTCTGAACATCATGCGCCACGTCTTCAGCAACAACATCTACTGAATCAATATCTTCTGCCTTGTCAGCTGCTTCAATTGTAAATACATCGCCGTACTGCTGAACAATCTGTTTGCAGGCTCTGGAGATTACTGTCTTTTTTGCCATCATGTCAGTAAACTCCGCATGAGTACCGCTGTTTTCCTTGTAACCATAGCCTTTCTTCCATGCCGTCTTAATCTGATGGATATTCATTACTTCCATGTATGTACTTCCGTCATCAAGGATAACTATGCAATAGGCACCTTTGATCTTAGTTAAGTCAATATTCTCAAAATCCTGTGTATGTTCGTCAAGAATCTTTCGGCCATCTTCAATGTGGTACTTGAACGTATCTCCTTCATAGATAACCTCTGCATTAATATCCTTTGCTCCGTATCTATGTGCCATGGCTTTGTGACCATGATAGGAAACCTGACACTGTAACTTTCCGCCATAGGCTATCGGATAACACTGTCGCTTCTGCATTGACAGGCCCATTGTTACCATATCCATGAGAGAATTTGCAATGCTCGCCTGAGAGCAGGTATCCAGAACATACTTCCCATTTCTGTCCTTGGTTTCTTTTAAAATGAGGTATGCTCCCATTAAAGCATTAGTAGGGTTATAGTCGGCTGGGAATGTAAGCCCATATTCCTGCTTCTGTTTAAGCTGATTATTTAAACCATCTATGAAAGCATTATTTACAACCAGAGAGGCCTGCTGTGTTCCGGCTGCCACTAATTCCTGTTTTGCCATGATTATTTATCCCCTTTCTGGTTTCTGAACATCTGCTTAAATCTGTCAAGCCAATTGACACCTATTGCCTGACGAACCATATTTCTAGAATTACTACGGTATGCTGTCGCTGTTGCTACACTTCCAAGAACCTTACGATTCTGATAAAAACTCCGGTGACTTCTTTGTTTGTGCTTAAATGCTCCTGCCATATCTATTTCTCCTTTTCTAATAAATAAGTTGATTCCATATCTGCTTCATGCAATGCCAAAACCAGAGGATATTTTTCCATAGCAGCTCCTAAGGTATTCCAGAGTTCTTTTGGCTCATAACTTCCCATGTGCCAACGAATTGCATATCTTTCAGCCGGTAACAGTTTTATGTATTCCTCAATCATCATGACGCTCTTTTCACCATGCCCATAAGGAATCAGATCATTCACTGTGTAAAAGGGGACCTGCACCCAGGTACCGGATTCATCTTTCTTGTTACGCATTTCAGTGATGTAAAAATACGTTTTACAAAGATCATGAAGCAAAGCTGAAATTGCAATAGATTCTTCTTTTACTCCCTCAAGGTGCTTATGCCAGGCCCCGCTATCAAGCTCCCATTTGTTTGCCAAACAATCATAGACATTCAAACTATGTTCTAGTAGACCACCCGCGTATGCTCCATGGAATCTGGTGCTGGCCGGAGCCGTATAAAAATCACTCTTACGAATAAATTCAAGGAGATTTACAATTCCTGGCCGCTTTGTTTCCAATAACAATTTTTCAAATTTCTCAACTAATTCCTGGTTCATTTTTTGCCTCACTATACTTTCTGATTGCCATATGAAACGCTCCACTATCAAGCCAATGCAAGACAGTTAATAACTGCGTATGCTTTATAACTTCAATATGCCTTGTCTGGTGATACCACATTACCCATTCTTCTCTTAAAAGTTCATCAAGTGATGTAATTGGGGTACCCTCTTCAAATTTTCTTTGGGATTTAAGATATTCTTTATGCTTTTTGATATTCTTACATTCAGCACAAGGCGGTTCGTAGGAAGGATAGTGTTTGCCATTATGCTCCCAACTCAAAGCACAATACCTACAAGGATTCTGTTTCATTTTTCCTCCTTAATCTCCGTCATTCACAATATGACCAGTTGCAGTGAGGACAGCCAGTAATTAACTCGCTTCCAGCCTTTTCAACCGATATTCCTTCGGACGAGTTTCCCATACGGTTTTTACCTTCAGTATAAATCTGCTGATTACATCTCCAGCAAATTCCATTTTCAGGAGCAAAATGAGGATAGCTTTTTTCTTCACAATAACGCTTCTGTGCCGCCAGGGAATCAAGAACATTAAAATGCTCGCTGGGTTCTTCCTTTGATTCAGCAACCACTTTTCCTACGATGGTTTTTACCTTTTCCCGGAAACCATTAATCTCCCTGTCCGGGATATCAACTTCGGTAACAATGCCTTTTGCAGAAGAGTTTATCTGCACCAGATCCCCAACCGATAATTTTTCCTCTGAAAAATAGGTATAGGCCTTACCACTGGGTATTTCTCCTTTTAAAAACTGCACCTTTATAATCTGCATTTAGATTTCCTCCATTTCCTTTTCAAGCTTCGCAACCCTTTCATCAACAATACTTTTAAATTCATTAATCAACCGAGTCATGCTTAATGAGCCAAGATCTTCATTGCCAGAAATTGCTACGCTTCCTGAAGCCGTTTTAAACTCGATAGAATAGCATTCCGGTGGCAGGTTGATAGAATTTTTTAAATCACTCAGATGTTTAATATGTTGCATGATTGGTTCGGCTTTCTCAAACTGGGCTTTATTCACTTTAGGCCTTCCTCCATTTTCTTCTTCCAACATTTCAGCTATTTTGTCCAGATGCTTCATATCTTCATCTTTCAGACGATTAGCTGCAGCAATGAATACTTTTATGGCATGGATGAGTTCAGATATACGAATCAGGCTATCAGGATCCATTATGCAACCTCAACCATCAACTCTTTGTTATCTGCTCGGCTCATAACAATTAACTGGCTATCGCATTCAGGAAGTCGCCACGGATCAAGGCTTTCCCCATCATCAAGTATAACCGGACACTGAATTCCCACAATTTTCTGGATAGTCAAGGCAATGATCATCATGGCTTCGATCTTTCTGCCGTGATTTGCGGTATTGTCGTGTATTTCATATCCATCAATCCTTGGTACGCAGTAATCTTTCTTATATCCACCATTCTTGGCAAAGGCGAATAAATCCCATGTCACCCTGCCGCCGAAATAACTATTGATTGAATCAACCAGAAGTTCATTTTTCTTTTGGTCAAGCTGATCCAGCAAATCAAGGATTTTTTCACAGTCAGCCTTTGACTGTTCTTTCTGTAACTGCTCATTTCTGAGAAAAGATAACCGATCATCCAGTTCCACATTTTTAGCTGCTTTGGAAATCTTCTCTTTTACGGCATCCAGCTCGGTCTGAATCTCCGCTTTTCTATTCCGCAGCGTAGCCCGGTAGTCAGCTCCTGTATTCATTGCCTTTAAGGCTTCTTCCTTTTTTGTAATCTCATGACACATAGCTTCATATTCTTGGTTATCCGATAGATCAACCTGAGCAGGAAGAGAATTCATTTCCTCCGTTGCCTTGTTTTTGGACCCATTGGATTTAACCTTCTGCTCATTAGCTAATTTGAGACGTTCCTCAATAGCAATAAGCTCTTCGTTCTCCAGTTTTTCTAATTCCGCTTTTAATGAACGTCCTTTTTCAGAAATAGAAGTTAGGAGGTCTGATCTTTGCTGCTCCCATTTCTTCTTTTCGCTCTCATACATTTCACGGTGCTTCTGGCTTTTTATTCCATACTGGTCCTGCTTTTGTGTCTTAACTACCTCTGGTAATTCCTGCCCACAAGTTGGGCAGACAAATACATCTGAACCCAATTCAGGAAGCGGTGAATATTGGGAGAAGATTCTTTGAGAAGTGTTTGTATATTCCTCTAATAAACTGGTTTTATGTTCCTTTTTTCGATCTATAGCTTCCAGTAATCTCTGCTTATCCATTTCAGCCATCGAAGAATTGTTCATTGCCTGTCTAAATTGAATTTCTGCTTCATCAATTCGTTTCTGTATTTCTTTCTTCTGCATAACCAGATTTGCATTAGCATCCTGCTCGACACCAGAGCGTTTAAACTGCAGGTTCATGATATCTTTGGACATAGTGTCAAGTTGTTTGGACTGTGTTAGTGAATCATCTTCCTGCTTCTCAAGATCATCGATCTGGCGTTGCAGATCGTTTTTCTGCAATTCCAATTCAGCTATATCAATATCTTCCACGATCTGGCGGCTTACCTCATCTATTCGACCAGGATAGCCAGCAATTTCCTTATTTAGTTTCAGTACGCTGGCCTTATTCATAGAAGAAATCTCTTCAATGTCGTACTTATCAAGCAACGGCACCAGTTCCGCAAAATCCGGATACTTAGCCACAATGTATTTAATGGAAATATCCTGTGGAAGTTTAAAAAGGAACTCTCTCATCTCCTTTGGTTTCTTAGCTAGGAATGCTCCAATGTTCATACACATAAGCAGATCATCAAAATCAAAGTCAAAATAGGCAATAAAGTCTTTAAGATTCTTCTCCACGCCATTGATGGAATATGTATTATCATCAGAATAGCTACTGTCCTTTTTGGT